CTGCCGTAAGGCGACATTCCCTGCAGGAACATACTGTAGATGCGGCGAACGGTGACCGCTTCATCCGGATTCAGAACCAGATTGCCGTCAGAACCGCGGTCATAGCCGAGAAACCGCTTGAAAGGTACGGTGACCTTACCGTCCGCAAAACGCTTCCGTTGACCCCATGTGCAGTTTTCGGATATGGAGCGGCTTTCTTCCTGGGCAAGGCTGGACATGATGGTGATTAGCAATTCACCCTTGCTGTCCAGCGTCCAGATATTCTCCTTTTCAAAATAAATCTCTACGCCTTTTTCTTTCAGTTTACGGACCGTGGTAAGGCTGTCGACCGTGTTCCGGGCGAAGCGGCTGACCGACTTCGTGACAATGAGATCGATTTTACCGTCCAGTGCATCCTGCACCATACGGTTGAAGCCGTCGCGGTGCTTTGTGTTAGTGCCCGTTATGCCTTCGTCCGTATACACGGAAATAAACTCCCAATCGTCTCTGCCTTTGATGTAGTTCGTGTAATAATCCACCTGCGCTTCATAGCTGGTGAGCTGCTCCTCACTGTCCGTAGAAACGCGGGCATAGGCGGCGGTGCGGCGTTTTTTCTTTTCGTTAATCGGCGCAGCTGTGAACCGGCTGAGCGTTGCCGGAATGGTTGTTACTTTCGCCATGTCTTTTCCTCCATTTTTCTATCATTACTTCTCGCATATGTTGCTTTCGATCTTCCGAATGCCTGGGCATTTTTCTCTTGTTTTCCCATTGAGCATCGAAGGTATGTCCATCAAAAAAGTGAACGGAAAGATGAAACGGCGCGGTGATATGGATACAGGCAATCTGCACTCTGAAAGCTGTCTCATCAAAAGCCGTCATGCCCATTGCCTTGGCGCATAATGCTGTAAGCGTTTCTTCCTTTATGCTGGGGCTGTCGCAGTTTCCGTTTGATGCGCAGCGCCATACCGAGTCGAAACTGCCGTCTTTGTGCCTGGAACGCTGTTTGCGATAGTTTTTACCGCAGCAGTCACAACGAATTCGGCTTGTAAAGCAGGAGCTGTTGAGACCGAGTTGGTGCGCTTGAACATACCGTCCCTTTGCCGCACGGCGCTCATCCGTCCAGCAATCCTTCCTCAAGGTGGATTCCCAATGGTGCGGGACGGTGTGACCGTCCTTGAAATAAAAGAGCATCTCATTCGGAGCAGGAACCTCAATGCGCTCTATCCGCTCAGAAAAGACGCTCTCATCAAATTCATCCAGACCAAGGACGGTTGCACAGGCCTGCTTGAGCATTGCCTCCGGGATATCCTTGTTCCGGCAGTGCGCATTTCCGCTTTTTCTGCGTGTTCCGCAAATCCAGATGGTATAGTTGGCATTCGGGTCTTTGCGACCCTTGCGGTTGGAACGCTGATAGCTTTTTCCGCAGCATCCGCATTTGATTTTACTCGTAAAGCAGGTAGTGTTGATGCTCCAATTTGCAAGCGCACCGAGTTCTCGGCGGCGGGCTTTTTCTGCCTGTACCGCTTGATATGTTTCCATTGGAATGATAGCCTCGTGGGTGTCTTCCACCCAATACTGCGGAAGCTCCCCACGGTTGATTTTGCTTTTCTTGCTTATGGGATCTACGACATACTCTTTCTGAAAGAGCAGGTTCCCCGTATAGGTAATGTTGCCGAGTATCTGCCGGATGGAGGTGTTGCCTAAATGCTGTCCCTTGTAGGATTTGACCCCCATTTCCGCAAGTTGTTTTTCTGTTGTTTCAGCCGAAAGCCCACTCAGATAATTGTTATAGATGAGCTTTACAATTTTGGCTTCCTCCGGTTCAACGACAAGGTGGTCGCCGTCCCAGCGGTAGCCGTATATCTGAAACTTGCCGTTTGGAATACCTTTTTCAAACCGCTTGCGAGTGCCCCATTTCACATTATCCGAAAGACTCCTCACCTCTTCCTGGGCAAAGGATGCAAGCAGGGTCAGCATCAGTTCGCCGTCCTCGCTCAGAGAGTCGATGCGTTCTTTTTCAAACTGCACCGAAATGCCCAGTTCCTTCAGATGTCGCACTGTGCTCAGAAGGTCAACGGTGTTTCGGGCAAAACGGGAAATGGACTTTGTAAGAATAATGTCAATCTTTCCGGCTTCACAGTCGGCAAGCATTCGATTGAACTCCTCGCGGGCTTCTGCCTTGGTGCCTGTTACGCCGTCATCGGCATACACACCGACATATTCCCATGTAGGGTTCTTTTGAATCAGCCCGCTGTAATAGCTGACCTGTGCCGAAAGTGAGTGCTGCAGTCTTTCCGACTCCATTGATACTCTTGCATAGGCAGCGACCCTTTTACGAGTCGGCATTTGCGGAACTTTCGGCTCGATTTTATTGATGATTCGCATGAAAATCGCTCCTTTCCGACACTATATATCACTCTAAAAGGCTATAAAGTCCAGTCATTATCCGATAATAATGTACCCAAAGACGGAGAGAACTCAGTCTGCAGTTTTGTATCAATTACGGTATATTCCTCTTCGGTCAAAAGTCCCTGCCTGCGGAGATTTTTTGCTATGGAAATTGCGGTCTGATACCGCAGTTCTGCCTGAAAAGCAGTCTCACTCATCGCCATCACCGCCTTTGAATCGGTCGGCTATGTAGCAAGCGTGAGAGCAGTATTTCCGTCCGGCGTTACCGTATGCCGTGAATGACTTTCCACAGTTGGCGCAGGTGAAGCTGTAGACTGCCTTGCGATTGACCTTTTCCGGGTGGGAGTTCCACCAGGTAATACGGCATTTATTGCAGCAAAACTTGATGCGCTTTCTGCCGGAAGTCTGAGTGAGTAACGCACCGCATTGCAGGCAGAAATCGGCATCCACATCGATTCGGCTGTTGTCCGTAGCCTTTGTGCCGGTCAGTCCTATTTTTCGACAATATGCAACGACCGTGCCTTTCTGTAAACCCACAGCCTTTGCGATGGTGGCATATCCGAACCCCTGTGACCGCAGGACGGTAATTTGATTTTTCTGTTGATTAGTCATTTCGGCATCCTCCTTCTGAGGGCTCCCCTCAATGACCCATCTGGACAAGAATGCCGATTCTGGCCGAAAGAATGAGCGAAACTCTTGTCCCCAAAGGACTCCCTCACTTGCCACCGGACATGAGGCTGCCGTTTGGTCCCTAAAAAGGACAAAAAATAAGCCCACCGAAGAGATTTTTCTCCTCGATGGGCTTCGTGCTTAGTTGGGAATCTTCAGTCTCATACCGCTATAGATAACATCGGAGGGCAAACCGTTCAGTTTGACAATTTCTCTGTATCTGGTGCCATCTCCGAGATACTGAGCGGAAATTTTCCAGAGGGTGTCGCCGTGAACAACCGCATGGACCCGATATTTTTCGGGGTAAACAAGATTCCCATTGCTGTCAAAAACACTATAGCCAGGATTGGCGTCAGCACATTTCTTTGCGTTGGACAGAACCTTATAAGCCCCCTTCTGCGACTTGGCATCAGGCCAGTCCTTACGGACACGGTAAAGCTCCTTGACTTCTGTAATTGCGGGCGGAGAAACAGGATCCGCATTACCACCGAGAGCCGCCGTGACCTTGGATGCCAGATCGCCCATACGGGCGTACATCCAGTTGCCGGGGCAGCTTTTGTTCGCAAACCATCGGTGAACGGTCAGTACCATCTCATCGGACTTCGGGGTGTAGTTCAGCGTCTTGGTTTTATCGCCCAGCCAGAGCAGCTTGGTTTTGCCATTACGTTTGCAGATGTCGGTGCAAAGCTCTACGAGTCTGTTGTACACCACATCCTTGAACGCATACGGCTCGGTGTTGTCGCTGGCACACTCGATGGTGATAGCCCTCTGATCGTTGGCTGTGGAAGAAGAACACCAGGAGCGGTTCCTTTCCTCCACATACATTCCCACACGGCCGTCCACGCCTATGCCGTAGTTGGAGCTTGCCTGCCGGGATGTCGGCAAAAAGATATTGCCCAGGGTTTCCACGCTGCACTGACCCACCACGCAGTGGGGCGTGATGCGGTCAATGCTGTGGGTGCGCTGCCCGGAGTGGTTCGGGCTGAGTTTGCTGTAGGACACCAAGGGGCTGTTCGTGTAAGCCATATTATTCATCCCCCTTCGGCGTCGCAGTGTTGGCGCGGTCGTGGAGCTGCTCCAGTACGGTCTTGATGGCGTCCGGCACGGGCAGACCCAGGTGGGCGGCATTCTCCAGCATGGAGACGCCTTCGTTGGACAGATAGAAAAAGATCACCGCCGTGCGCAGAACACCGGGAGTTCCCAGCACCTGCACGTCCACAATGTTGGCGATGCCTACCAGCGTGAAGATCAGGATCTTCTTGAAGATGCCCTTGAAGCCCACGGCGCTGGACAGCTTCTTGTCCACCACGGCGCACATGATGCCCGTGACATAGTCCACGACCACAAACGCCATAAGCGCGTAGAGCAGACCGTCGCAGCCGCCCAGAAACCAGCCGAGCCAGCCGCCCACGGCGGCAAAGACGATTTGAATGGTGTTCCAGAATTCTTTCATTGTCAGATTCCTCCTTGATTTTTGTGTATAAAAAGGACGATCGCCTTGTCTTGGCGGTCGTCCTTTTATGAGAATTGTGTTTCAGATACAGAAACCCAGCGCGATGCGCGGCCTGTAGTCCTCGCCCATCGGCGAGGGGCAAACATCCACATAGGGATCATGGGCGGTGTTCGTCGGCGAAATCGCATAAGTATGGTCCACATTATACGCGGTCCTCAAATAATAGTAGTTCGCGTGACCGTCGTAATATTTGACGGACTTTTCAAAGCTGCTGAAAATCGCCTGGTAGCGCGGGCCATTCTGTTCCTGCGTTGAGACCCGATTGTAGTCATAGCAGGATTCCCGCACGGACGGGATCCACAGCTCATCACGGCACTCCCCCTCGAAGCGTTCCAGGGACGAATTAAAGCCGACGGAGTACTTCCGCACGGCCTTGATGCTGTTCCGTACATTTTCGGGAATCAGGGGCTTGATCGTATCCCGCAGGTATTTCCGCAGTCCGGATTCTTCCCAGCCGCCGATGCTGCCGCCGGTTTTGGTAGGCCCGTCGTAAGCGGAATTCATGTAGACGGCGGTTTTCAACAGCTCAATGGCGATCCATGTGGTAGCGGCGGTTCCGCTGCCGTCCGCCAAAGTGTCGTCGTTTTTCGCTGCCAGCTGCATATTGACAATGCCTTCCTTGCCCAGATCCAGCGGCTTATAGTTCCCCAGCTTGTACTTTTCCGCGTAGGTGCCGTTTTGGATGCTGGCAATAATGGCGTCCCAGTCATCCTCGATTTCCTTCAGTTCCACAGGAGACCGAAACTGCGCATAGCAATCGGTATCACCCAGGATCTTATCCGGGGACGGAACCCACCGTTCAAACGGATAGAGGGAGGGATCCTCCACCTTGTCCTTGACGGGCGTCTCTCCCGTATAGGCAGCCGCCGAGCCGTAGGGAACGTTGGCCACCGTTTGCAGGAGCGTCTTTTTATTATAGAATCGGACGGTGTATTTTCGGACAGCCTCATCATACACAGCGTACACGCTGCGGTCTGTCAGCACGTTTTTCCGGCAATCGGCGTCCTTCGATCCGCCCGGTTTGCCGCTCCAGCCGCTGAAGGTAAAGGTGGTTGCCGCCGTAGGATTTTTGGAAGGCCGTCCTGTGTATTTTCCATCGCCTCCATTGGTGATGGTTTCCGTATAGAGGAGCTTTGTGCCGGTATCGTCGTAGTAATAGAGATATGCCGTCAGCGTGGTGTACCGGATCTGAATGTTCGGATAGCGCTCCAGCATTTCCTGATACTGGGACCCAAACAGCGCGTCCACGGTGATCGTGCCGCTGACCTGCGCCTTGTCCACATTGCCGCCGTTTTCATCCAGACCGCGCATGGTATCCAGCCGGTCGTAGAACGAGAGGATCTCTTCCGCCGAGCCTGCCTCCCAGGTAAGCCCCATCACGCGCACACGGGTTCCAACAGGAATGGCGTCAAGGATCGCTTTCCTGTCAAACGCGGTGCTGACGTTCTCCAGCCGAAGCGTGGAGATGTTGTCATAGCCGCCAATAGAAAAGTCAGTGATTGCTGTCTGATTGCGCACCGTCAGGTTCGTAACGGTTTCCGGCAGATGCAGCGTTTTGAGGATACCGCCGTTAGGGAGCTGGACGCCCGTGACCGCCGTCCCGTCGAAGTAGAGATGCTCAATATTGGCGCATCCCGACACGTCTACGGACTGCCTGAGATTCGGGCAGTTGCGGACATCCAGTGTGCGCAGAAGGGTGTTGTTGCCCAGGTACAGCTCCGTCAGGTTGCCGTTGGCATAGCCTTCAGACGCGTCGCCGACCTTCAGCTCCTGAAGCCGGGTCGCCATAGAGAAATCGGCGTAGCCAACCATCAGTCCGGAAATGTCGCCAATGGATCGCAGCTGACTGGCACTGTAGATGTAGATCTCCGTGTCGTTCACATTGGAGAGTGGGCATACCAGGGCGTATGCCTCGTTCCGGTTTGCCCGTTGCTGCACCAGATAGGAGCCATACTTCACAGCGGCGTAGATATCCGCATAGGGCGTAACGGTAATATCGTCCTTGGCATAGCCGCGAAGCGTTACCACATCGGTCAGCGCATCCCCGGCATTATATTTGGAGTCCAGATAGCGGAAACGGTTATAGAGCCACCATTTCTCTGCTCGGCCTTGGAGCCTTGCAGCATGGAGAGGTAGCTTGCCGTGTTCTGTTCGATCAGCGGCTGGAGGTACTTGAAATAGGCGTCCTCATTGAATCCCGCTTCGGGCCACTTCGCCTGATGCTCCGCAAACCGCCGCTCCGTCGCCGCAAAGGAGAGCGTCCCCTTCGAGCGCAGCTTCTGGTACATCTCCTTGAGTTCCTCAAAGAACACCGCACGGACATTGACCCACAGAACGGACTGCTGGCCGTTGTAAATATCAGCGCCGGACGCCGTGTGGTCGATGTCCTCCAGATCGTAGGAGAACACCAGCGCGCCCTCGTTGTTGATGCCGATGGCGGTATCAAAGTCATAGGGCAGCGAAAACCACTTGCTCCCCGCCATGAAGGTCGGGAACATATTCTTGGCGCGGCTGTCCACCATCAGGAACAGCTCCGTGAACAGGTAATAGAAAAGAACCGCATCCTTTTCAAAATGCTGCTCAAATTCGCACCTGAACTTTGCCAGACGATATTCGGCGATATCCTTCGTGTAGAGAACGCCGTCAAAGGTGCGGTTCACAGGCAGCTTACCGCCCGTGGCCGCAGACCTGTCCGTGCTTTTCAGCCACGCGGCAAGCTCCGCCAGATGGGCGGGGTCCGCGTAGTCCTTGGGATACCGGGCTTCAAAGTCGCCCTGCCAGTCGGTGCCCGTGAAATCATCGGACTTCCAGAGGACACGGTCACTGGTGTTGTTCAGAATCTCCCATGACTCGTCCCCGTCGGCAAAGCCGAACACCTCCGCTGTGCCTTTGTCGTTGTTGAAGTTGTACTTGCCAAGGAAACGGGTCGCTTCGCCGTCATACCAGAAAACCACGATGGGGAATCCGTCAATGCCCTGGCGGATCCGGCTGTCCCGCTTCTGCGGCGCGGTTCTGAACGGGCAAGCCTCGTCATAGAGCCGAGCCAGTTCCACGTTATTGGCTCCTTCTGAGGAAGCCACATCCGCCTTGAAGGTGAAGGTGCTTGTGGGAACAGAATCCGGGCGCAGTTTGTAGGTCTCCTGCGTATTGCCGCTGGGATCCACGAAACCGCCCTTGAATTTGACCTTGTAGTTCTTGCGGGCGTAGTACTGCGAAGAGGTACCCTGCACATCCACTTCCGCGCCGGAGAAGGTAAAAGACCTGCCGCCGTTGAGCGGGTCGGTGTAATAGCCGCTCATGGTTTTTACATCCCCCTTATACTGGGGCAGCTCTGTGCCATCCAGCACCAGATATGGCAGATCCTTCGGAAGCCGGGAAATGACGATCTGCGAGTAAGCGTCGAACACATGGTTGCGGCTGTACCGTTCCAGCATGGTTTCCACCACCTGCGTGTCGGCGATCCAGTTGTTCAGGACCTGGTGCCGGGTCAGGTCGTTATCGTAGATACGGATGCAGTAGAGGTCAATGGTCGCGTCCCGTGAGCCAATGGAGATCTCCACCGGCGCGGTCTGCGCGAAGTCGTCGTCTACCGGGTACTGCGTCACGCCGGACATAATGCCGTTGATATAGCAGTAGATGAGGCGGTTGGCGGCTTTCTTCTCCACCGCGAAGGACAGACGCAGATGCTCGTTTTCCTTGTACCGGGTGGTGATCTCCTTCTGCTCGGAGCGCAGGGTCGCTAACTGGGGCGTAATGGAGATACCGCGATTGCCGCTCATGCAGGACAGCACCACGGCGTCGTAGTTCATAACATCCCGTGTGGCAAACTCAATCTCAATGGTCTTGCCAGCGGTACGGAAGTCCTTCCCAAAGGGCCGCGCCGGGATCACCAGCCGTGCGTCACCGGATACCCGGAGAACAGGAACCTTGTCCTCATCCAGCTGCCAGCCGTCCGAAGTGAAGTTGAAGTTCTCAAAAGTCGTTTTCACAGAACCATATTCCCATACCGCAGGATCATCTTCCGTATTGCTCCTGCCCGCGCTGGAAAGGTACAAGGACAAGCCCTCGGTTTCCGCTTCAATTTCCATCTCGCTGGCGGTGACCGTCAGCGCAATGGTGCGGGAGGCACTGCCGCAGGAGATCTCCAATGCCAGATCCCCGGTGCTGTCGGCGCGATACGACCAGACCTGCTGGGTGCGGTCCACCGTTTGACGGGAGACGACGTTTCCGTTCACCGACAGCTCCACCTCGGCGGTCAGGCTTGCGGGATCATAGACCGTGAACGGGATCGCCAGCGTCGTGTACTGCGGGGCGGTACCGTCCTGAAAGCTGGTAGCGATGATGGGCGTCGTGTTCAGGCTTTCGACGCAGATGATCTCGTAATACAGGTGGTTGGACTCAATGACCTGCCCATTGATCGTCGCGTCAAAAAAGGCTTCCAGGGTATGCGCGCCATGCTTCTGCGCCGGAATCGTGTAGGACATCTGTCTGCCGCTGGAGGTGGTATTGGCTGTTGCGAGCTCCTTGCCATCCAGCAGAATGTGTACCGTCTTACTGATCGCCCCCACCGGCACATAGGTAAAGGGAATGATGCCATCGAAGACCGTCCCGGAGTCAAAGGTGGAGCTCATGGACGCCTCGATGGCATTGATGTTGAAATTGATGATCCGGCTGTTCTCGTAAGCGTCCGACACCTGAATCCGTACCGCGTTGCCGCCCACCGCCAGATAGGGACCAAGGTCCGCGGTAACAGCCCCCTGGGGGATGTCCAGCATGGCCTTTACAATGCCGTTCACTGTGACCTTCATGACGCCATTGCCGGTTGGCATCTCATCCTCCAGGGATGACCAGGTAATCTGAATCGAACATTCTTTGCCGTAAGCCACGGATTTACTCATCCAACCGCTGGTGTTGGAAACCACCAGAACGGCATTGTTCCCGCCGGAACCGCCGGAGCCGCCCGTGCCGGAGAAGGGACCGAGCGGTCCGGCCACCACTTCATTGTTGGAGGTCAGGTACAGAGATCCGTTTTCCACAAAGGCTCCATCTACCTTTTCGGAGAGCAACAGCTCCATATTGGAAAAGCTCTGCCGCATCTCCCGCGCGGCGGACATGGCAAGCTGCGCGTCGCCGGAGGCGTTAAAGGACTCGTCCTTGGCGTTCTTCGCCGCCGCCAGCGCTTCACTGGAATTGCTCTCCGCCGCTCTGGCGATGGTCTTGGCGTCGGAAGCCTCCCGCGTCGCCTCACCGGCGGCGTCAATGGCTTTGCTTGTCAAGTCAGACAGCTCTTTCTTCGCGGTCAGCAGGTTTTCTTCCGCTTCGGTCATGGACTTTTCCAGCTCCGCAACATCCAGATTTTCCTTGTGGATCTTCTGAATGCAGGATACGAAAGCGTCCTTCACATCCGCGCCGAAGCGGGCTGTCAGGAATCGCTGCAGTTCTTCCTGTAGATCTGCCATTGGTCATTCCTCCCTTCGTTTACTCGATAGAATCAATAAAAGCCTGGGCGACATCGGCGATGCTGTCACAGGCGGTGATCGCGTCTTTGTCCACCAGGATCCGATCCATGCGGTAATTGTCCCGGACGATCTTTCCGGTGGTATCGTCAATTTCGGAATAGGTAATACTCAGCCGTTTGCCCACGGCGTCGTTCCAGAATGTGACGGAGGTTACTTTCTTCATGCGGTGATCCTCCCT